ACAGCGTATTGTACCTAAGTCAGGTTATGATACAAGCAAGTTGTATATTGTACCCACATATGGTGCATATGAAAGCAACGGTGTGCCATCAGGTAAGACGAATCAGCCTGCACCACCAGTAGGTGTAATCACATCAAGTAACACAGGCACTGCGGTTCCAGTAACCGGTACTGTAGTATACATGAGAAATCCTCAGTATAAGAATCCAAGCGTTGGCATTAAAGTTTCCAAAGAAGCACTAAAGAGTATTTGGGATATGACCGCAGACATGGATCATCTTGAGGACAAGATTGATAAATTCGTTCAAGCAAGTTTAAGTGTTATGGAAGAGGCTCCTGAAAAAACTGATGGTGGTTCAGGCGCTGTAGAAGGTACAAAAGTATTAGCAGTACAGAGTTTAGGCGTTATTACTGGACCATATGGTACCGCTGACAACACTTATGCTACTGCCGATCAAGATCCAACTCAAGCCGGCTTTACCGGAACAGTAACACCGGATATGGACTATCGTGCTGACTGTGATCCGGGATATCAGTATATTGCACGTAGTAGCCCAAGAACATTTGGTTATTCAACAGGTTACTTATCAGGTGATGGTCAGGCGCCAAACGGATTCCCAACAGGTGCAGGCATTGCATTCCCTCAGAATCCTCAAGTTGGCGATTATTTCTTGCGTATTGACTATGCTCCACAACTATTATATCGTTGGGACGGTGTTATGTGGGTACGTATCAGTGAGAATGTCAGAACTGAAACCGGATTCTCTGCCGCAGACACATCATTATTATCCGGATTTATTAACGACCAAGAGCAAATCTATCTAAATAACAGTGAAGAGTTAGTTCCGCAGGCTCAACCATTGTCGAGTGTTTTGCTGCCTACACCGGATGTATTACCTCCCCAACCATAAAGAGTTACAATGGCACAATACTTTTACGATAACCAGATCAGAAGATTCTTGATTCAATTTGCTAAGATTTTTAGCAATTGGTATGTTACCAAAGGCAAGGATCCTAATGGTAATCCTATCTATGTGCGTGTGCCTATTATGTATGGTGATAGTAGTAGACAGGCTTCAACAATTATTGCTAACAACAGTGCAAGTAATTTGCCTACAGCACCTATGATTACCTACTATATTAGTGGGTTAGACTATGATCAGAAAAGAACACAAGAACCTACCTTTGTCGATAAGATCAATGTTAGACAACGTGCATACAGTGCCGAAACACAAAGTTATGAAACTACGCAAGGACAAGCATTTACAATTGAACGATTGATGCCTGTACCATATACATTGCGCATTACTGTAGATTTTTGGACTACTAACTATCAACAAAAACTAGAGTTGATTGAACAGTTAGGTACATTGTTCAACCCAGCAATGGAAATTCAAAGTACTGATAACTTTGTTGACTGGACTTCATTAACCGCAGTATTCCAAGATGGACTAACATTTACAAGTCGTACTATTCCTCAAGGCACAGGAAATCCAATTGATGTTATGAGTTGGAAATTCTATATGCCTATTTGGATCACTACATCAAGTAAACTTAAAAAGATGGGTGTTATTCAAAAGATTATTGCTAGTATCTTTAAGGGCAAAGCATATCAAGACGTACAAGATGATGACTTGTTATTAGGTACTAGACAAAAGATCACTCCATATGGTTATAAGTTATTGTTGATCGGTAATCGACTACAATTATTACCTGAGAATGAAGCATTCTATCCACCTAATACTGATTTAGAAAATCCAACAAGCCCTGATACTAGTTTGTATTGGACAAGTTTGTTAAACGTATACGGTAAAGTAAAACCGGGCATCAGTCAGATTTGGTTACAGAATCCATATATGGATGATGATATTGTAGGTACGATTGTCCCCGATCCACTAGATGATAGATTCTTAATTTATGATATCGATCCTGATACATTACCACAGAATACACTAGACCCAGTTGATAGTGTTATCAATCCTTTATTAGTAGGACCAAATGCGGGACTTCCCGGGCCAGTTACTGGTAGAAGATATCTTATCGTAGAAGATATCGGTAGTGATGGTACTAGCACTGTTGCTTGGGGAACTTTAGTAGCCTATGCTAATGACATTATTGAATATAATGGCAGCGAATGGGTTGTGAGTTTTAATGCTAGTGCAAGTACTGATATTGAATTCGTAACTAACTTAACTACAAACATACAATATAGATATACCAATGACATGTGGATGAAGTCATATGAAGGTTGGTATGAACAAGGCGATTATAGTATTGTAATCTAAGATGACAAAACAAGCCGCCGGTGTATTCTTTTATAGTTCCTCAACTAATCGTTTCCTTTATCTATTAAGATCAGATAAACAAAGTCCTACATGGAGTATTCCAGGCGGTGGCATCGAAAAAGATGAAACATTACTTGAGGGTATAGAACGTGAATGCCGTGAAGAGATGGGCTTTTATAATCCTGATATCAAACTAATACCTATACAAAAATTCACGAACGGCGGATTTACATATCATACATTTTTCTGTCAAATAGAGAATGAATTTATTCCATTACTTAACAGTGAACACGTAGGCTATGCGTGGGTAGAGAAAGACCATTATCCAAAACCATTACATCCTGGATTGTTCAGTACGGTGAACATTGATATTGTTATTGAGAAATTACAATTGTTGATAAAATAATAGGGGCCGTAGCCCCTATTATCACATTCCTAACAGCGAACTCAGCGCAGGCCAACCAAGTGCCCCGGCTAATATTCCCGCTCCCATAAGCATCCAGCGCCATTTTTCTAGCGCATTGACTTTTTTGTTAACCTCATCATGCTGTTTTTTATTTTCTGTTTGAAAATCTTTAATCATAGTATGAGTTGTTTGCATATGGTCATCGATGTGGTCACGGAGATCCTTCAATCCAGTTTTTAAATCATCGAATTTTTCATCTAGATTTTTATACTGGACTTGAAGGACAGCGATCTCTGTCTCAGTTTGCTTTTGCTGTTGAACAGAGAGCGCCATTTATTATGCTCCGCCGATTGTAACAATTGGGTAAGGCTGACCACCGTATGTGTTTGCCGCATAAGCAGTATTAAATGTTGAGAATGCTGGTGAAGCATTGTTAATATTATCTGTTTGTGTTGCAGTTACACCTGAATCTGCTGTGAACAATTCAGCGGTGTGATCACTTAAACTCTGTACCTTAACTGTTGAAGTATTAGCATAAGTTGCAGTGATTGTCATTGTGTTTGCGAGTAATGCAGTATTAGCAACGTTAGCAGTATAGCAAGCACCAGTTAGACCTGATGTTGTACCTGTTACTAGATACTTCTGCTTACCTTTCTGACGAACGATGAAACCTGCTTCTGGGTTACCGTATGAGAATGCACCGTCAGTTACGTTTGCTGTAGCATTGGCTGCGAATGTAGCAAATGTAGCGTTAGCGTTTGCAATGTCATCTACTGTTCCAAGAATTGCACCGTCGGCTGAATAAACGATTGTACCATCTGTTAATGTGTTAGCAAGATCAGTTCCTACACCGTCAATGTTTGGACTATCGTCTGCTACTGTGATTGTACCTACACCTGCAATACCGATACAAACGTTGCAAAGAACTTGTGTACCGTAGATTGCTGTGTTACCACCAACTACTGAGTAAGTGTTTGCGTTTGTTGCTGGGTAACCAGCACCACCGTTTGGATTGTTGAAGTATGCATCAACTGGAGCAACTGTTGCTGAAACAGTTACAGGGCCAGCGTTAGATAAGTCAACTGGTGTGTTAGTTGGGTTAGCATTTAATGGTGTTGCTGAAACAGTGAAAGTACTGTTATTACCAGCATTAACTACTTGAAGAATCCAGTAAGTTGTACCAGCAGTAAGACCACCTGTTGTAGTGTGAATTACGAATGGCATACCTGCGATGATACCAAGATTTGTGAAGTTTGCTGACGTTGTTACGAGGTCAGTTGCGCCAGTTGTTGCAGTAATAGTAATAACTGCCTGGGCTTTAGCGATTTTTAATGGACGTCCCATTTGTTTCTCCTTTGAATTTAGTGAGTTCTAGTCACTACGCAGTGGGGACTGCATAAACTCTCCCCATGAGAGTGTACAATGTATTTATGTTTTTTGCGTAAATTAAGACCCTGAGGTTCCAGTATCAGCGTGTGGTGCGCCAAGTTCTGTTACTGAAAATGGCTGATCAGATCCTACACCTATACTAATGTACGCTAAATAGTTTCCTTGACCTACGATAAAACTGTTATCAATTGTATCATGAGGAAATATTTCACATGCGGTTAAGTTGGCTGTTACACTAGAATTGCCTACAGCCACAGCAATCGGTGTAATAGTTGATATTTTTACTTTGTCAGTAGCAATAGGGCCAATTCTTGCACTTGAACCACTTGCTGTTTGAATATATGATGCCATTTATTTTATTCCTCTTAGATTCTTCCTATAGCGACTTCGATTACACCTTCGCCGCCGTTATGATCTTGTAATGCTTTTCCAATCACCGTACCAATTGAAGGTGATGATTCAGGTCTAGCAAATCCATTACCACCTGAAATCAACATATCACCCTTCTTAATGATACCTCTTACCTTGCAAGGAGTTCTACCTTGAAGTGCTACTGCAACAGGAATGCCGGGACACATTGCATTCATGATGTATGCAGGATTAGTAGTTACTACACCGGCAACTCTTCGTGTCCCGTCTGTTGCTAGTGTGACTTCTTTCTCACCACCAAACTCTAATACAGTGCCTGGTTCATATGTTTGATCTGCGTCATAGTATTCCGCTAAGTCAGCGTATGTTGATTGCAGTTTTGAACCAGAAGATAATACCCAGTTACCTGTAATAGTACCTAATGTTGTATTTGCGCCTGTGCTTAATGTAGTGAGAGCACCTAATGTAGTGATGTTATTTTGTGTCGCACCCATTACAGTAGTTGCTTGAGATACTGTACCACTTACATTAGCACCTGCTACTGCGTTAGCAGTTGCGGCATATGTTACTTGACCAGTAACGTTTGCACCTGCAATGTTAGTAAGTCCTGCGCCATTACCTGCAAAGATACCTGTATTTGCTGTAATATTAGCCGCTGTGATATTTCCACTTACACCCAAACTTGTTAGTGTGCCAGTGCTTGTGATATTTGGTTGCGCCGCAGTTGTTACAGTGCCTGCTGTTGTTGCACTTGATACTGTGCCGGTCACATTGGAACCTGCAATATTTGTTAAGTTAGCACCACTTCCTGCATACAGTGTTGCAGTCAATGTTCCGGTAGTCTTATCATATACAAGACCTGAACTACCTGCTAATGCTCCAGCATCATTGAATTGAACTTGTGTGTTAACACCGCCGGGTGTACTATTACCAACACTAACGCTATTAATGTTTGTGCCACCACCTGTAACTGCGGCATAACCTGCAACTGCGGAAGTGAATGTCATAGTCAATGCATTAGCATTCACGTAACTAATAGTAGGATAATCATAACGACCTGTGTATGAATTACCATTAGCATCAATTGCTTCTACGGTTACATATTGTCTATTGAGGTTGTGTGTAACTGTCCAAGTATTACTTGTAGAACTTTGAGTATGCAAGTAATATCCACCGTTTGGATCAGTCCAACTTAAATTACCTGCACCATCTGTTTGTAGAATTTGGTTAGCATTACCGCCACCAATGTAAACGTTACCTACATTGTTTAGATTACTTTCACCTGATACATTTAATGTTGCTACACCTAATGTGCCTGAGTTAGCATATAGATTGCCTGCGGTTACATTACCTGTTACAGCAAGACTTGTTAATGTACCTACTGAAGTTACGTTTGGCTGTGCATTTGTAGTTAATGTACCTGTTAATAAGTTACCAGTGATTACATTTGCGCCAATTGTTCCGCTGTTTGCATAAACGTTACCAGCAGTAACATTGCCTGACACTGCTAAACTTGTTAATGTACCAACTGAAGTTACATTAGGCTGTGCTGCCGTTGTTAATGTACCTGTTATTAAACTTGCACCAATAGTACCTGAGTTAGCATAAATGTTTGCGGCAGTAACATTGCTAGTGAATACACCAAAGGCTGCGCCTAAGTTACCTACATTAGCATTACCAGTAGCATTTAGTGTTCCGGCTACATTAATACCAGTATCAGTAATTACTACTGTAGCATTACTCTTTGCAGTCAATGTAATATTAGCGTTTGCAGTAATAGTTACATTGCTATTACCATTCTGTAATAATCCACTGTTAATAGTAGTAATATTACCAGTAGCGATAATTGCCGTTGATGTTCCAATATTACCAATGTTTGCATTGCTAGTTACACTTAGTAATGTAGTTGATAAGTTACCTGTCAATGCGTTAAAAGTCAATGCTGAGTTTGCAAATTCAGGAACATTACCTGTCAATGCATTTGTCATCATTGGATAGAATGTGCCTGTAGTTGCAGTAGTGATGTTTACAAAATCAGTTACATTTGAATATGCAACGTTTAAGTTAGCAACACGTGTTGTACTTGTAACTGTTAGTGGTGCAGTACCAGTTGCAATATTAGAAATATATCTAGTTGCAGTAGAAATACCAGTTGCATTTAAGTTTCCAACATTAGCATTACCTACTAATGTTAATGTCTTAGGGCCTGATGCTGGGGCAAAGTCAAATACAAAGTCTGCATCACCGTCAAGAATATTATTATTGTTAAATTGTACTGTAGTGTTTGACCCTTCAGCCGCTGAAGTGCCACTACCACTAACCGCAGAAACAATTCTACCACCGGTTGCATACATGTTACATGTAAGTGCTTCAGTTTGGACTGATTGCACATTGCCGGCAGTACCGTTTGCTAATAATTCATTTGAAACTGTGATTTCTGTGCCACTATTAATGGTCTTAATGTAATAAGGTGTATTGTTTTCTAGGTTACTATTTTCTAAATCACCTAAAAATACAACTTCTTGGTTAACTGAGAATAGTGAACTATCTCCTACAGTAATAATGTTAGTTGCAACAGTTGTTGCTGTTACTGTGGTATAAGCATATGCATTGAATCCAGTAGTATCTACTGTAACTGTTAAGCCAGGATCTGAATATAATGCAAAAGTGTTTGATGTGAGAACATCAATGTAATATGACTGTCCATTTAAGTCTGTCATTCCGGCGGCATCAGTGATAGTAATCTCTGCACCTTCGGCGAAAAAGTTATCTTGTGTAGTGGTAATTACACCAGGGTCTGCTTGACTCACATTTTCAATGTAGGCAATAATAGTAGACTTAGGAGTCCATGATAAATTGCCTAAACCATCTGTTTCAAGTACGTAACCGATAGCACCGCCGTCAATCTTAAGATTTTGTACGGGGCCTAATTGAAGTTTAGTGTTACCTAATGGCTCAATATTACCTGTATAGTTAATCCAAGTGTTAGTAGACTCGACATAGGTTAACAATTGCCCGGTCTGAGCATTTGATATGTTAAGATTGCCACCACCACTGCCATCAATTTGACTAAAACTGATTTCAGAATAACCCGTTAAAACTTCGATGTTTTCATTGGGGGTAGTTTTACCGATAAAAAGGCGTTTGGTGTCGGATGCCCAGCCAAATTCGGCTTCGTCTAGTTGGGGTAGGTCAACTAAGTTACCTGCCCTCTGCTGAATTTTTGATATTTGTACGATTGCCATAAGTGTAATCTTTACCCATTGATTACACTTATTTATGCTTTTAGGATTCTAAATCCTAAATGAACTTACTGTAATATTGCTCTAGTCTATCATACCATTTAGACACATATCCATCGAATTCGTTGCCTTCAACAATGAATTCTTGATATTGATTATCAGCACTACACATAAAGATTACACCCTTACGTATATTAGTTCCCCATACCTCATTGTGTGCTGTTGCATATGCCGCAGTTTGAATGAAGTAATCATCAATCCATTCACGCTTCTTGGGCTTGTTTGTTTGCTTATGATCCATTATGGCTTCTTGACCATTATGAACACCAACTAAGTCTGTGGTCCCAGCATAAACTTCAGGAAAATATAAAGATACTTCCGTACCCCAGAATTCGGTGCAGTTGGATAGTCCTTTAGATATGATTGAATGCGCCATCTGATGTGATTGCACACTATACGGATTGCTTCCGGGCTCACCTGTTTCTCCTGTCTTTACATAGTTCTCAAGCCATTTGTGCATTCGTGTTCCACGACCTGCGGCTTCTGTAGTAATTGCTTGTGCTTGCTTATGCCCTACACGATTACGCCACTCTTGTAGTGCTTTCTTACTTTCCTCTGTCTTAGTTGCATCTAAGATAGTTGTCACACTAGGTACTTTAAAACCATCAGGAGTGACATACTTACGTGAACCGTCAATCGTTTCTCGTTTTAGTTCTACGTAGTTAAATTTATTGGTTAAGGCCATATCTTCTCGGTAATCCTACTTCATATTGATACCATTGATTGCGTTCAAACAATCGGTAAAATTGTGTTCTAAAAGTTTTTAAACTAACATAATCAGATTCTATAGGTATAATTTCACCATGTCTTTTAATAATTTGATTATAGATATAATCTGCTAATGCTATTTGTGATTCTGGGCCATGATGGCCGTTGTCTAATGCTTTGGGATAACTATTAGTTATTCTATCAAAATCTTTTAATGTGTTTGGATTAGTTCTAATACAATAATTAAGTTCAGGATGATTGCGTTTTATAAATTCATGTACATCAGGTTTACCATTGTAATCTGGAATATAATCAGACGTTAGATAAGGTACGTTATTTGATTCAAATAAATTAATAATAGATTGCCAATTTAATAATTTTTTAAATTCCATCATACAAACACCATGATCATCCATGTGTCTATAAATTTCTTTTGACAATACAATATTGTCATGTACACATATATTAATATAGTCTTGTACAGGACCAAACTCGTTTTCAGTTAAGTATTCTTCTCGCCTAGTATTTTGTGACATTGCGACCACAAAAAAAGGTTTTGAATTTGTAGGCAAGTTTTTGTAAAAGTAATCGTATGTTCTACGATGAATACCTTCATTGCTAGAACCAGGAGTTGCAATATTAACTACAGGAACTCCTAGTTTATCTGCTAATAATCTAGGCCAGCCTTCTGTGGGAGGATCGTATAAACCTTGGCAGTATGTAAAACTACAACCGTTAGTAACTAGGTGTGAAATTTCTAATGCCATTTATACTCTGAAACTTTCGCCACAGCCACAATGATCTCTAGCATTAGGATTACCAAACTCAAATCCCTCGTTCAATCCATTCTTTTTGTAATCGATTGTCATTCCATTTAGGTATACATGTGATTTCGGATCAACAAAAACTGTATACCCGTCCTGTTCATACTTGATATCTTCTTCGTTGACTATATCTACAAATTCAAGTACATAAGCCAAACCGGAACAACCGGTAGTCTTGACACCAATACGTATGCCAAGACCTTTGCCGCGCCTAGTTAAGTGCTTTATAATTTTTTCGTGTGCGGGTTCTGTTACTGTGAGCATGCAAATATTTATTTTATCTTACTATACAGTATAGATAAGTTTTTTGCGAATGTCAATGATTATGGATTATTTTTTAAGTGCGTTCTGAGCCATCTGCGCCACAACCTTTTGATTATCATCTTTTGGCTGTTCTCCGGGAGCATTTTGACCTTTGAATACTACTTTGTCACCTTGTATGTTTCTGATAACATCTTTGAGAGGTGGCCTTTTAATCATGTTATATAGATCCTCACGATCTAAGATAACATCATATCTTCTGAAATAGTCTTGTAGGTTGTCAACGGAGAAATCTAATGGAATCTCTCCGTTGTCTAAGTCGTTCTTTAACTGATTTGATAATGCAACGATTTTAGTGACATATGCACTTTCGTCATCAAATTCATAGAGGCGCATTAATTACCTCTTTGCTCTGCCTACTCCAGCACCAGGTGCAAGTTCAGGCTCTTCTTCTGGTTCAGGAAGTTCTGCTGAAATGTCTGTATCCATTTCAATTTCTTCTTCATCGCCGGGAACAGGAGCAGCCATATCAGCACCTAAGTCAGCGCCCATATCTGCACCAAATTCAGCACCACCTTGCCCTGTTAATCCGCCGAGAGCAGATTGTAGTGAGGTTTTTGCTTGCTGTAGAGTTGAGTTGAGGTTAGTGAGAGTCTCGGATGCCTGAGTGTTGAACTGTTCACTTTCATTAACACCGATTTCAGACTGGATAGAATCCACCAGGGCAGGTAGTTCTTTTACTAACATGTCGTTAACATCTTCATACATCTTCTGAATGCTGTCAACCATGTCCTGTGCGGCAAGAATAACTTGTGACTTTTCTACTTCTTCGTTCTCTAGTACGATACGTGTACGAACGTTGTCTAGTTCATGGTAACGTGCAGTTAATGCTTCGGCCATGAATACTAGTTTTAGATAAGCAGGGCTGTTCTGATTCTTATAGAAATCAGTAGCACTTCTTGATTCCTTAATGAGACCATGAACTTTACTTAGCATGGCTCTTGTCTTTACTTTATCCAAAGCAGATACATCGAAATTCATTTCGAAATTTTCAGCAAGTGCTTTAGAAGCATGGTTTTTGTTGTCTAAATCGTTAAGTCTCATAGGGTTATTCTTCCGTTTTGATTATGTATTTATCTCATATGGTTAAAACCGGGCTTTTTAGTTTTACTGAACTTTTGAGCCTGGATAATCTTAGATGTATTTATATAGGAATTGATTTCCTTAATCATCATCTTTTTCTTAAGAGCATCTTCTTGTAGTTTAATGATGTATATCCATTTGTTGTTAGTATCTTTGGTATTTTTAGCCATTTTTTTATGTATAGCCAAATCTACTTCCATACTGCATAACTTCAAGTCTAAGTCTTTTATGCGATTGGCTTCACCGTATTTCTTCGCATTGTCAAAAATACACCAAGTAACTGCATGACGAACGTTGGCGAATTCATATGTATCATGTGTAGATTTAAGTGATACTTTGAAATATCCTGTAGACGTAGGTGAAATGTGATATTTTCCAAACAACTCATAGTTATTCTGACCATCATTGATCATCAGAACATCTTTTAATTCAGTTGTTAGTTCTTTCTTAAAAAAGTTTTCAAGTTTATTAATATCCATTACACTACCTCAAAATAAACATTACGTAATTCAGGCGTTGTGTTTAAGAACTTAGGAATACTATCGTTTTGACTATCTAATAGTATCATAGGAACTCCTTCACAATCTTTATATAACGCACCGAACGATTCTATACCATCTTCAAACACACTTGAATGTTGGACTTCAAATTCAAAACGCCAGCAAGATTCTAATTTATCGGTATCGAATGTATAGAAGAATCCAAATCTAGAAATATGTTCTTCTGATAAATCTACTTTATGAGGGACTTTAGTAATTTCAGGCTGTGAACGTAGTGAAATTACTTGTAGCAATGTGTCAAAATTACACTGAGTATTTCTGCGTAATAGCCAATTGGTTACGTCATCACCTTGTGGCTTAGACCTATTAAGCACACCAGTCTGTGTAATATCAAAAAGAGTGTAACAACGAATACGATGCATGATGTTACTATTTAATGCCAATAAAAAACCCGGGAATAAATCCCGGGTTCTCTATTTTTAACTCAAACTAAGATTAGTTTGTGAATGTTGCTGATGCTGTTACAGTTACAGCGTTTGCCCATGCGGGACCTGGATCTGCTTCAAGAGCAGTAACTAGGGTAGCAGTAGTCCATGCACCTGTTGGGTATACAGCGAATGCTAATGTGTCATTAGATGCGTCTGTGTACTCATAGATGTAGATGGTTGCTAGTTGCTGAATTGCCTGGATTGCTGATGCCAACTGTGTAGTTGTCAAAGCACCGTTAGCAGTTGCAGTGAAGAAGTCTAACTTTGGACCCTGTGGCTGAACTGTTGCGGCTGATGTAACTGCGTTAACACCAGTGTTTGTGTATGAAGGGCTGTCTAACCATGTAACTGGCTTAAGATCACCATTAACTCTTGTAAATTGTGCCATTTTCGTTTTCCTTTATGTGTAATGAGACTCAAGGTCTCTAAATGTATTTATGCCTCTGCGAAAAAAACCAGGTTTTGGTCAGTTAAATTAGCGGGTACCTGCTAAATTTTGACGACTAAAGCCTAACCTATCGACTAGTTTTACCCCATTAGACACAAATCCTTCTTGTGTCTGTGTACCGTCTTGTAAATAACCCTTTACCGGGCTTGCTTCTGCGGCTTTGTTTAGTTGTTTTACAACATCCATTTTAAGATTATATAATGCAACCCAAATCTTAAATGCCCCTACAACACCTTCTTTATTGACTTCTAAGTGTTCTAAAATCTTAGCCTTCATCTTATCTGACATAGGTCTTGATTGTACGAAATCGATAAATCCGTCTAGTAAATTTGATAGATTGCCTGAAACGATTCGTTTGTTAATGTATACTGTAAACAATTGATTGAATGTATTACGTGCTTGTGGCGCAGTATTCATTAAATCTGCAACTACATTTCCGTATTGTGATAATGCTTGTTCTGCTTCATTCTTAAGTTTTGTGTTTACTTTTAATTTAGGTGCCACTGGCATTTTACTTGGAACAATAGCAACATTAGAATTATTCTGTAAATTACCGATAGTACCATTCAATGATACTGCATCATCTGTTGATTCTGCATCAGCAGAGATGAACTGGTGAACTGCGATACCTGCATTTTTACCTGCAATCAATTTACCAATTTCACTATCAGCATCTACTGTGTAAGCAATGCCGTTAGGATTTGCTTTGAACTTGTACAATCCGTCATTTTCTTTTAGCGGACGGCTGAATAATAAGTCACCCCAATAGAAACCATTTGAACCTCTATCTGCTTTTTCTAATCCAGGCCAAATAGTGTTAATCAACTCGTATAGTTCTCCTCGATTTACACCTCTAGCATTGTCATATTCAACAAACTCTTGTGGGCTATAAACTTGACGGCCAGTTCCATCTTTCTTATTGAACATGTGCTTGTCCATGATAGTAAATTTACCGTCATTGCCACGCCCAAAGATAAGTGCAGGATATCCGTCCCATTTAATAGTAACAGTATTAGGATTATTGACAGTTGCTACAATAGCATCAATTGCTCTGCGAACTCCGGGCTCATCTTCCAAAAAGACAAGGTCTTCTGGGTGGTCTAAGTGACCTTTGCCCTCAATAATAACAACTTCTTGGTCGATATTGTCAAGGCGAGACTTTAATAGTGCTAATGATTCTGATAAATTCATTTTAATCTGCG